AAAACTTATCTTCTGAGCCTTCAAACGCTGAAAAGCTCGGGTTGCCTGAATATGAGCTTCACGCTGCTTAAGCAATAACTCAGGCCAATTTCGCGCCTCAAGATGAGTCGGCCGTCCAACCACATTGCCGTTCTCATCCGTGACTTGATAATCTGTAACAAGTCGAATAATCGCGCCTTGGGGGTCTCGAACCGTTGTAACACCTGAAGCCTTATTCGATTCATCTTCTGCTTGCCATGTTGGAATAACGGGTTCTTTAACAACTTGAACTACATTCCCTTGAGCATCATGAGCAAGAAGACCTTCTGCTGCGGCCTTAAGCAAAGCTTGCTTAGCCTCTTCCTCGGCCTGCAGTGCTGCTGTTTGCTGTTCTACGCTCGCCTGCTGTGCAGCCAATGCTGCCGCCTCTTCGTCAGCTTTGCGAGCATCAGCTTCAGCCTTTTCTGCGGCAGCCAGTGCGTTAGCATCTTTAAATAACATCGCTTTATTCAAAATCTCCCGAGTTACGGGGTCTTGAATCAGACGATGCAAAGTCTTCGCATTTAACTTACGAGCGTCTTCCTCTGTACGAATAGGCTCGAATGGGTCACCTGAATCAATACCGAAACGAACTTTGATAACCCCATCCTCGACTTTAAAAGATCGAGCATCTTGCACTAAATTCTGAATTCCTTTAACAATTGCTGGATTGAAGTCCATTTGATTTTACTCCGATTTGATTACCTTTCGGCCGTAAGGATTTCCTGGCCGTAAAAGCTGTGTCGCTGCCTCGATCAGACGATCTTCAGACTCTTGACTCTCGGTCTCCCGCATATTCACGGCACCGGTATGGTAATCAATAGCCTTAAGAACAGCAGAACAGAATTCATTAACTACTCTGCATTCGAGATGGTGGTCTCGAAGCTTTCGCTCATAATCCCTATCTTCTGGATTGAGCTTAACTAACCTTTGATTCAACGATGCACACGCCGCATCAAACAATTCCACCAGGACTTGAAATCCTGGCTGATGGGCGAGCAATCTCAAAAGTTCTTGTTTCTGCGGATGTAACTCCGGCAGTAGGGGTGACGCCATTGGGTACTCCTTAATATTTGATTACAATGCTGTAGTCGAACCGAAGCCTTCTGTGGTAGGTTGACCTGTTACTTCATCCGACAAAGATTTTTCAGTTGCGGCTCGCAATATCTCGTTACTGCCTCGATACAACTGCTCAGCCTGCATTCTGCCCATGTCTTGATTGAACTTCTGATCATTCTGCTGCTGTTGTGCTTGTTGCTGCTTAGCCGCTATTGCTGCCGGCGAATTAGCATCTCGACGCGCAAGTTCTTCGTTTGTCATCTTTCGCAGAAACTTCTGGGCATAACGCCATCCTGCTGCTGCCGCAAACTGGTTAAAGATTGCGACTGGGTCCCACATATAGCCAGCCTCTGAAATACCCTGATTAAATGCTGGGGCAGTCATCAACTGAATCATGACTGGCAAGAACTGAGCCATTTCTTTCTTGGCCCCGAGCTTAGAGCCGGCCAAGACTTCGTACTCCATTCTTGCTTCTCGGAACTGGATGTGATCTATGCTATCCTTAACTTGCTGACCTAATTTATCACCAAGAATGTCTCGCAAAACTTGCGTAGGAAGAAGATCATTATCCAAATCATCCATGATCCCGAGCCAAGGCTCGAATATCTGACGAACAATTCGACTTGTTGGACCGTCAAGTCTAGATGCATTGGCCTGAACAACGGCCGCAGCACCAGTACCGGATCGCATACCAGTTGTCTTGACACCGGCCGAACCGATACCCTGAATTACCTGATCATTAGCTCCAGAGTTTGCTGCTCCTGCAGCTTGCGACTGGGAGATAGCTTGCCAGGCTTCACCTGGAATACCTGGCATCTCAAGAAACTTGAACGCCTTATCAACGTCCTCATCAACGTCGATAATACCACCCTGACGCCAACGAATATTCTGAGTAAGGGTATTAAAGCCCTTCTTTCGAACAGCAGTAGGCTGCAAACCATAGGCCAAAAGATCAAGAGCAAGATTTGTTACACCCTGCTCGACCAATTGTTCAGAACCCAACAGGATTCCTAAACCTTGTCCGTAGAAGCAATCTGGTATGTCTCGCCAATTTGCCGACAAAAACGGCTTCTTCCGATACGGATTCGGCACATTTCGAAGCAAAATGTTGTGACCGTTGCAACTCAAGATCGTGATGACCTTATCGTCATCCCACCGCTCAAGAATCTCAAGCGGAACCTGCATCGGGTCTGCGCTGGTCTTATAGTTTCGAGGAAGAGCGTGCTGAATATAACCATACATCATTTCTGGTATGGTCATCGGGATATTATCAGTTCCAACCGAAGTTGGGTTACTGATGAAGATCAATTTCAACTGCTCTCTCGAAGGGATGTTATAACCAGGAATGTCACGAAGCTCATCCAAACCATCGTAATCTGTGTAATCCCGGTGAATAATCCACTTCGCGTCTCGAATATCACCAGTTCGGCATCCTGGATCAATAAGGATCGTTCTAAGATCGCAATGCTTAATCCACGGATAAGATATCAACTTGTCTCCGTGAACAACCTTAAACTTATCCGACTCTGGGGTATCCTTGAAAGTAACAGAACCACCAGGACCCTCAATTCTAAGTTTGTCAGCCAATCGCTGATAGTGCTTTTCCTTAACAACCCGTTCAGTATATCCCCACTTCATGATGCCGGTACCAAACAAACACAAATGAAGCATCATGCGCTCAACTTCAATTTCAAAGTTGGCAAGGTCCATCTGGGCTGTGAACAATGCTTTCTTAGCACTGATGATATCTGGATCGGTTCCGGGGCGAGGACGAAGCTCAAACGGCGGCTTCTCATAAAATATACCCTCCATCATCTTAGGAATGATGGAATTGATATGGTTGGAAATCATGAACTTCGGAACATTCGCCTGAGCTACCTGCCCGCCATCGAATGCCGAAGTAGAAGCCGGGGACTGATACAGTGTGTCCGCAAGAGTCCAACCTGCAGCCCACTGCATTATGTTAATGAAGTTATCAGCCTGGGATGCATCGTCAAGAACGATCTTTACGGCCGCACGCTCGTCAAACTGAATTGTACCGGTATCAGTGTCCTCGTGTATATTTTCCTGAGTAATCCGGCCAATGGGTTCCACGTGCAGTTCTGCTATAGCTGCTTCGACATTAGAAGATTTTTGATCTGTCTCAATAACAGCGCGTTCGTTAACAGCCATAAGTTAGACTCGATACGGAGAACCACTCCCAAATATCCTTCGTGCTGCTTCCTGTATAGTTGCACCACGAGGGTTGGCCGGCCCAACAGGCTCCGGCTCTGCTTGATCAACACTAGGTCGAGTTATCTGCCCAGTTTGAGAATACTCCTGGTGCATAGATCGACCTTCCCAATTAGATTTATCAGGTTGATCTGAATCAAAAATACTATTACGTCGAAACAACCGATCATACCAGTGTGATCGTCCAGGGGCTGTTTCCTCCGCCTGACGTTCTGCTTCCACTTGTTCTTCAGTTTTAGGAATCTGAATCAGAAAGTCTTTCCAGAAACGAACTCCTAAGCTAATACTGTCCCAACGATCATTTCGAGAAGTCATCTTGGTTCCCTTGCCGTCCAACTTTGCAGCTTCCGAAAACAAATCCTCGATGTAGGGACCACTAACAAACTTCAGTTGATCAGGAAGCAAATCCGCACATGCTTTCACTCGAATGAACTTAGCATCTTTGGAATTATCCACCGGTAACCAATAAACAGGCGGGTATCCAAGATTCTGCTTCAAAAACTGAAGATCAATCTTCTGCTTCAAGAAATCCAAATCAGCGGGAGTTTCAATCAAGATCATTCGGGGGTTGTAAGCACAAAAGAATCTGGCAATAGCGCCGGCTTTATCTTCGGCATTCCACTTACCTGCTTCTTGATGCAGAACTATCAAAACCCAACGTCCACCCATTCTCACCAAACGCAAAGCCGTTATAGCCGAATTATCAGCATAACGAGACTGTGATCTGGCCGTGTCAACGGTTATAATTGTATCAGTGCTCATCTCCGGCAAAGCGGAAATCATTATCACTGAATCCCGAAGACGCTGTTCACTGAAGTTTAAAACTTCATCAGCTTCGACCGAAACCCACTCGATCAAATATTCCGAACGAAACGTTCTCTCCTTACGCGGAGTCGTTCCAAGTTCCTTCATCAACTCATCAAAAGGCCATCGGGAAGGAAACAGAAGATCAACCATGTCTGCTGTCAAATCATGGATATCCAAACGATTTGAACTGTTCTTAGGAAGAGCCATCAATTCACGCCAAGGACTCTTCACTATCCAAGCTGCCGAAATATGAGTCGCAATAAGTTCGCCAAGCTGAGCACGCTTTACAAGTTCAGCGTATAAATCCTCAGGATGCTTCGGGGTCCCAATCGTAATTGTGAACCCAACTCCAGCTTCACGAAAACGCCATTTTTCATCGTAGCTCGCCATAGCTTTCTCGCGTTGCTCAGGCTGCTTCGAACCATTTTCATCAATGATATCGTCGCCAACCAACAAGTCAAAACGAGAACCAGTATCTCCAGTTTCCAAACTAGTGATTTGTGCAGTCTTCTGTGGACGAGTGATATGACTCATCGGCGAGATAAAGACTTTTTCTTTACCATCACTAGGCTTAATCATGTACTCAGGAAACAGTCTCTGAAATTGCTCAAGTGCCGGATCAGCACTCCACTTCCAATAAGACTGAAACAAATTCATGAAACCTAGAGCCATGTCTTTAGTAATCGAACACAACAGAATTCGAACGTCCGGGCAACAAAGAACTGCTGTAAGCATCCACACAATGGAAAAAGTGGACTTGTAGTGGTTTCTAGCGCACATCAGGAGATAATCACGAATAGAACCGTTGTCTTTGGAATACTGTTCGCGGAACCAGACTTTTAAGTCTTCTTCTGAATAACCTGGTTTTAAGGAATCCGGGTTAAAGTAGGGAAGAAAATCGGCCCAATCTCCGTGAGGAGTTGGATGAAAATCCTTTCCAAGAACAGCACCTAGCGCCAACACATCCGTTTTACAATCGTGACGTAATCGAAGACAATCCTTAAACGATTGCATCGTAGGCGCAGTATTCTTTTCGTAAACCTGATAAAATCCAGTGAAAAATGCCCACAAAGCATAAAGCTCGATCAGGGTGATCAATTCGCCTTTAGGCACGACATGCTTATGAGAAAAATCTTCTATGGACCGAATACCACTCTTCTTGATTGCTTCAACAGTTGCCAACTTGGCATCGACTACTAACCGATGACGCATCTCCATCAAGAGATGGGGGCCGTGAGCAAAAAATGCAATAATCGGTTTTTCTAACTTGAACAGAGAAACAATTTCATTAGCCCTATCCCAAAGAATATCCTGAACAGCGGGAGTCTTGATACCTAAATCTTCCATCACTCTGTAGGCTTCTTTTTTGCTTATCGAGGATGTATCCGCACTCTTCTCAGCCTCTCTTTGGTCGGCTCGCTTTTTGGATTCCTTAGTTTGAAACAAATAGTTCTTTTCAGAACAACTGCCGGGTCCTTGACAACGCTTAGTGTTCCAGGATTTCTTCTCGATCATCGTAGCGCAGACATGATGACCGTCTTCATCGTCATAACCAGCGCACTGAATTAACGGGTATTCCTTTTCCTGGTCCACCATTATGGACTCCGAAAACTATTTATTGTGATTCTGCAACTTTTCTCTGCTGGGCAGCCCAATCCAAAGACTTTTCCATTTCTGACTTTGACTTCTCTTTCTTCGGTGCCGCTGCAGAATAAGGCACTTTCGAAAA